TGCTGCTAATGAGACTGGCAACCGTGAAATCATGAACAAAGTTTGTGAGAAACGTATTGAAGAGATCCGCAATGGTGACCACTATAAGTTCACCATTGAAGAAGGTCGCAAGTATCTTAAAATCATGCAAACTGACACCAACGGTGGTCGTGCTGTTCATGCCTTCGTTGACAAGAAGACTGGTGAACTTTACAAGGCAGCATCGTTCAAGTCTCCTGCCAAAGGTGTACGTTTTGATCTGCGATTGATCAAGGATCGTGAGTTTGTCCTGGAGAATTGTGACTGGGCAGGTGGATATCTTTACATGAAATAATATGATGCAGGATAATTATCTGATCCCTGTTTTAATGTTTCTGGGGGTGATATTCTTCACCCTCTGTGTGATTGTTGCCGGATATTTTCATGGTAACATGCACCTTATCCAAACATTAAAAAATGCCTATTCTGCTTGATTATATGCTATAATCAACACATTCAATTCGGAGGTTACAATGAACGATCAACGACATTATCACACCGAAAGTGAACGTCGTCAACTTGACGGTGTTGTCACTGATTCTGATAAAAACGGATGGAACGTATCCAAACTGAATCGAATGAAGTCCAGAGCAAACAATCTACCTGATGATTCTTTGATTACTGAGGACGAATGACCAATAGAGATTGACAACCTCTTTAAAAGTTGTTATAATTAACCTGCTCAATCATTTGATGGGCAAACTCACTCTAGGTAAAACACAATGAAGAAGGTCAAAATCACTTCAAGCACTCAACTGTCTGAGATGATTGAAGTCACTCAAGAAGATGGTCCTAACTACCCTCTGCTTGATTTTAAGGGTTTCAGTGTAAGAGTTCCCGCAAAGATCACTCCTACCACTGCAAACTATCCCCGAAAGACAGAAAGCTCAAAGGGCAATGTTGATGTCCTAACTGCATCCACCAAGGAAGGATGGGCAACCAAGTGTTGGCCGTTCAGCATCTTTGATGGAGATAATGGTGAAGAACTGTTCGATCACAGGCACCTCTTGAAAGGAGTCAAAGAGAACAGTTATCCACAAGTTCCTGCAGCTCTTTACAACCGAAAGCGTACTGGAAACGAAATTCTTGATGGTCTAAAGGATTCTTCTGTCCTCACATTGTCGGGTCTGTATGCCAATGCGATTGATGGTACTGTCAATGCCGTACAGAACGACTTTGTAAATGCCAGCAAACTTGTTATTGAAGAAAACGATCTGCCTCTTACCCGTGAAGTTGTTGATGAAATTCTGTCTGTAACTGGTGTCTCCAGTCGGTATTCACACACTCCGACTATCACTGCTATCAAGAACGCAATTCTTGACAGAACCACCAAGTCTACCAAGGTGTTTAACACCACCAAGGAAGAGCAGAAGGACTTTATCAAGAGCAACCCTCTTTTTGGTAACAACAACTATTCCTCTGTTGATGGAGTGGCAACACGATCGAAGACGATCGATGCAAGTTATACTTACCGATACGCTGGTGACATTCTCCGATATGCTTTTCAGGCATGGTTGAAGAACGAAAAGGTCCGTGTAATTGTTTCTAGCATGGCAGAACACGAATCTATCATTGAAGAGGAACGAAACACCATCATTACTGTGATGGAAGAAGTTTTCTCCGGTCCTATCAATTTCTTCCGTGAGAAGATTCAGAGGGCACTGGATAGCAACCCCTATATGTCAATTTCGTTGCCTCAAGTAAGCATTGAAGATCTCCCTCTTGAAGTTTGGGCAATGCCACAAATTGAAGGAGAAACGGAGGCAATTCAACTGCTTTGATGACAACTAAAGAAAAACTTCTGTTCACTGCATCATTCATCTGGTTTCTTCACTGGGGCACATGTCTAGCATCTACCATTCTGGATACGGTTATTCTAAGAAACTCTGTGAGGATGTTACCTCTTGGTTTCTGAACAAGTATTATCCACGTCATAAAATTGATGTGGATATTGTTCACCGGGGATTGAAACGTGAAGGTGTTTTGGGATATTGTGACGTGATCGGTCGATCGTATCGGCCACGTCACTTCCTGATTGAACTTCAGACCGAAATGTCCAAGGAGTTGTATATAAAAATCCTTTTTCATGAACTGAAGCACCTGGCACAGTGGGTAGACGGTTCTCTGCGGTTTCGGCATGGAAAAATGTGTTATTGTCAAGAACCGGTCGAAAAATATGACTATGTGGATCAACCCCATGAGATTGAAGCGAGAGAATGGGAAGAAATCCTATATGATCTGTATCTAAATGACAAACAGGATGTGCCAGTGAAACAAGTGTCACACCAGTCGTTCCCAAACCGTCTGAGGGCTATATAATAACCATGTAAACAAGGGAGGAGCACTGATGACTCAATCGGAAGTTGAGAAGCACCTGGCAGATCCTTACAATCGGATTCGTTATGCTTATGAGTTCCTGGACAGTGAGATCGGTGATTCTGCCAAGTGTATGGATCGAATCTATTATTGGTTATCTCAGGATATTGATTGTGAGGTACACTACTAATGAACAATGTAGACAGTATCAACAGGCAAATTCTTGAACTGAACCATCGAAAACAGAAACTTGAGATTGAGATTGATGGTATCGAATCTGCAATCAAGTTTCTAAGACAACAGAAAGAACTGTTGGAAGGTGCAAAGGGCACCACAAAAGACTTTTACGACGATCTTCTTTCTGACTGACATGCTGACTCACATTGAACACATCGAAGATGCCATTCTGACTGGTGATCTTCGACCCCTGGATGTTTTCACCGAATGGCATCATCTTTCGGTGAAAATGGACGGTGCTCCTGCGATTGTCTGGGGCACACATCCTGAGACCGATAAGTTTTTTGTCGGTACGAAGAGCGTATTCAACAAGAAAAAGATCAAGATCAACTATACTCATGATGACATCAATCGCAATCATGAGGGAAATGTCGCACTGATTCTTCATGCCTGTCTGGCAAATCTGCCAAGGACAAATGGCATCATTCAGGGTGATTTTCTTGGATTCGGTGGTGATGACACCTATTGTCCGAATACTGTGACTTATGTGTTCGATGATATTATTCAGGAGACGATTGTCGTCGCACCACATACCTGGCACGAACCCGATCAGTGGTATGATGGTGATGGTAATTGTCTGCGTGAGTGTACGGCACTGCCACTGAATCATGGTGATGTAGAGAGCACGGAAGAGTGTTTGTTTGTGAGACCCAAGACCTGGAAGATTGTCGATGACGACTTCAGTTCTGATGTCGCCTTTGCCCGTCAGATGGCACAAATGGTAAGGTTTGTCGATGAGAAACAGTCGGCAAAGTTGAAGCAGGTTCTTAACTCTTTCATTCGTGAGGGTATTGAACTGGATGAGGAATTGATTGCCTATAGTGCAGATTGTGATGTGAATTTGATTCGGTTGTGGAAACTGGTGCGATCAATGAAGCATGAGTATTTGTTTGCCTGTCGTAATAATGGACCACGGGCATATCTGAACAATCGCAGATGTCACGGTGAGGGTTATGTCGTCTTTCATGATTATGGTACGTTCAAGTTTGTGAAACGTGAGAACTTTAGTCGATTGAACTTCACAATGCAAAAGGCATGGGACAGTTGATGTAGTGGCACAGGGTAGGGTGACTCCTGGTCATTCTGCCCTATAATACAGAGGTCAACAAGGGAGGGAGACTTGACCGACTTCATCTGTGCCTACTTTGGTTCTGACTGGACGATCACTGCTCGTGGATTCTCCAGTGCTCGTCAGGCGGAGAAGCACGGACTCTATATGATGCCGGTTCCCGGATGTTTCGGATTTGCCGTGATTGAAGAGTCTGAGAAGGGATGGAAGGTCTGTGATGACCGTAGCATCCTGTCACCTAACAATAAGGTGACTCAAACCAATGATCTGAACACCTTCAACGTTTCTGTCTGATGAACACTTTTCCGATTGATGACCAACTGATTTTCTTGATTGACCGATTGAACAGTGCGGTCAATGTTTGTCATGAGGCACCTGATATTGATGATCAGGGTTATCCTTATGCGACAGGATATGCACGATCTGCGATGTCTGATGTCGCGGACAGTCTAAGTGCCATTGTCGCACAAATGAGAGAGGAGGAGGACGGTTAAGAAGGTGGCACACACCACCTTCACAGGGCACCAGGATGCCCTATAATAAGTTCATCGACAAGGGACACACCCCACATGCAAGTCACCCACAAACGCAATTCCATGGTTGTTGAGTTCCGTCCTCACAACATTCTGACCGATAAGTTTGTGTATACTCTGAAGCACAAAGGTGAATCGTACTCCATGCGGTTGATGTCAAAGAAGGAAATGATCGAAACTGTCAATGCACGTCTTGATCTTCATGGTTATGAGGTCACCGACTTTCTGACAGAACCCCAATCCTACATGCCTGCTTGTTGCTGATGTTCTACGTTCTGCCAATCGTTCTTCTCATTTATTCTCTTCTCTCATGAACTACACTCTCCAACAACTGAAAGATCGAGTCAACACTCTCATCGAACAACAGGGAGAAACTGCATACTGTGCCGCATGGATTTATACCAAGGAAGATTGTCATTTGAAGGATGAAGATGGTGAGATTGATTATGATAATGTCGTAGAAGATCCTGAAGTCATTGAGCGTATCTTCAATGATGTGGGCAACATTGATTATATCTACACTGTGATTCAAGAATGTGTGGATGAGGTTACCGAGGAGCAACTGATGTTACAACAACAGGAACTGGTCTGATGTTTATTGATACCGATCGTCAACTTCGCAAACTTTCTATTTTCAAACCAATGAACTTCCGTATTGTTGAGATTGACTTTGATTTTGATGATGCAATGACCAATGATGATCAACAGGAGATTGTCGATGAGGTCATGTCAACGACTTGGAGTGCGGTTGATGGTGATGACTTAGTGGAAGAAATTACCAGTGCGACAGGTTGGTGTATTAACTCCATTGATTATTGTTATGTTCTGTCCTAAAAAACTCCTGTCTGTGTTATAATCATAGATAAGGAAAATGCACCGAAAACCATGACAATCGATTGTCCAAGAACAGAAACCAATGTCTTTCTAAATGTTCAGGAACTGGGTGTTATTCTCAGTGCCCTTCAACTTTTAGATCATGTTGATGAGCATCTGATTGCCAGACAATATGGACCCGCTCCTGTCTTATACAATCGATTGGTTGAAATCTATGAGACAATGGATCATTCACAGGTTAATACTCACTATGAGTATCACAGACATGAACACTCTTACTAATTAAGAACCATGAATAAGACATACAAAATTGAAGAAGAAGGAACTGATGGATGGGAACTTATTGATCCCAAATACCAACACCTTACAAAGGAAAGATGCTCTGAATTGTTAGAACATCTTATTGAAAAAGGTGTTAATCCAAATTATCTTCGTGCAGTAAGAGATGACCTACCAACCAAAGATTGATGATTATGTCAAGTGGAAGAATGTAGAAGGATGGGTTTATTTTACCTGTTCCGAATACTTTACCATCGAAATCTCAGTAAAGAACAAGAGTGAAGAGTCTTATAAGGATTCACCTCTTCATCGGAAAGTTCATTGTCTGATTGTCTGTCATCATTACTATTGGCATGAGGTAGAGTACATTAGACATAGAAGAGAAGAAGAGAAAAATTTTATTGAAGATTATAAGTCTCAACCCTTCAGAGACAGTGATTTATACTAAAAATACCTTAAAAATGGTTAAAAAACAATTAAAAAGGTATTTTTAAATATAAAAGTGTTGTTTGTTTGCTATTGAGAATCATTAGCAATAAGGTGTTAGTAACCCCGTGGATACTGTGTAGATACCGTGTAGAAACCCTCCAGGTCATTGTGAGTTTAGTCCGCACGCTATCACACTCGGAGGTTTTTGTCAACAGGGGCACGAGATTATGCTACGAGATCCACACATTTCTCGACGAGATTGTATAAATACATCTTATGAATCTCGTCGAGACATACACTTGACTTCTCGACGAGATCATAGTATCATAATCAAAGTTCATCAATCTCGACGAGAACCATGTACGACGATTACGATCTCGACTATACATTAAGCAATGATTATGCATCATCATATGATCTCGACGAGATGTGCGAGGGACACGTATCATATAACATGATACAAGATAGCACATCATATGACGACGAGATTACATCATGTGATGATGATGAATACCGTGACGAGCAAGATTATCAAACGCTTGCATACATGCACTACGCATGATACAATAGTCCGAGAATCACCTAACCACAATGATTGCACAGAAACGCACAATCCGTGTTATTCTAGACATCGAATGTTACGATGATCTTGATATCGAGGAGCAGGATTGGCGTGAGATTCTGCAGCTCGAAGGTGACGAAGACGTTCATGCTACCATCGAAGATCTGGCAGATATCTTCTAGTTTGTGCCAGTTCGTAGATTGGTTTTTTATTCTCAATAGTGAGTCCTTATTGAGAATAGAATGTTTCTAAAAAACCGGTTGGAGAACTGGCACAAACACCCCTTGTGGATTCGTCCGTGAGGGGTTATGTTGTATCTGTCGTTAGGAAATTCTCCATGTTTGATGAACTTTGGTCTGAGATTGCTGATGCTCCCGGTGAGATCTTCGACGTGATAGATTTCAAGGAAGAATGGGAGCAGGAGGAAAAGTTTGATGTAGAAAAGCACATCAACGGCAACACTGAATTCTGATGTCTTTCGTTTCAACCTTCGATCACACAAACTCCATGACTGACAACATCATCGACCGGGACAAATTGCAGGACAATCTTATCAACCAGATTCTGGATGATATGGACATCAAAACTATGATGGCAATTCTTTATGATAGCATGAGTGAGGATTATGATAAGTTTTCGACTGATGAATTGATTGCAGAAGCAGAAGAATACTACCCACATTTGTTGGAGGAAAGTAACACTAACTGAGTCGGCCGCCAGTGGACGATCCACAAGGTGTCACACAAAATGGGCACAGACCCCAAAACCGTGTATTGTAGACACATGAACAAAACACAACTCTTTTCTGACTCAAACCTCTCCGAACTTCAGGGTTTCATGTTTGACACAATGGCATCATCAGAAATGGCAGTCGATTGGTTCTGCGATCGTTTCAATGTTAATGCAGATGATGATGTCATCGATTTCGTTCTTGATGCTCATGATGCATTCTTCGGTAACTGATATGAACTACGAAGAAATCCTCAAAGTTTGGAACAATGAAACTCCAGACGATTTTGCCATCTTCAGTGAACTCTACTATGAAATGTTCGGTGAGGATGGTGACATCCCATACGTGACAAATTCCACCGGTTCCTCATTCTTTCCTTTCAACTAATGCAAGAGATTAAGTTCAACATCTACGGTGAAATGTTTCACTCTAATGGTTACTCTAGGAATGAGATCCTGAGTTACATTGCACCCACACAAGAGGAGGCAATTGCTAACTGTAAACGCAACAATCCTGGGTTTCATGTTATGTCATGTTGGATTGATGAAAGTAAACCTGAGGTTGTGAAATTGCAACCCCTTCGTTAACACTAACTCCTTCCGTTCTTCATTCACACTTTCTCATGCGTATCTTCCTTGCTTCCATTGTCATCATCCTGGGTGCCAATCTTCTCATCGATCTGCTGGATTCTGACCTGGTGGATGTAATGCAGGAGCGTCGTGAAACTATAGAGAAACAAATGGAACGGATGTGACGGTCGGCAAGGTGTCTACTTTTCTGGCACAGCACCCCGTTTCCATGTATCTTAGAGAAGTGGAGGGGAGCACACCCCCCACGATCTCAGTCCTTTCACTTCACTTTCATGCGTAAGATCGAAACCCAGATGAACAAAGCAATTGAGAATCTGGAGAATGGTAAGCAGTGGAAGTCTGCAAATACCATGGTCGAAATGTTTAATGATGTCGCATTTGTCTTTCTTCATGGCAATCTGATTGCCGAAGTTGGTGAAGGTTTCATCAAACTTCACGATGGTGGATGGCAATCAAATACCACAAAATCCCGTCTTAATGCTATTCTTTCTGCACACGGATTTAGTGGTGAACGTGTCTTTCAGCAAAACTTTGAGTGGTTTGTTCGTCTCTGGAATGGTGATGATTTTGTGACCACCGAGTTCCGTTCTGGAATGCGTCTGGCATGAGGGGTTAACATTCCCCTCCGTTCTTTTCTCACTGATTAACATGTTTCGCATCGCATCTTCGTTAACAACCCGTCGCAAACTTTGGGTCTCCGATGATAACGTGGCACTGCCTGCGTATATACATGCCGGGGCAAATTCCAAATACAAAGGAAGCAACCCTGACAAGTATTGGTGCAACCCAGAGGCACAGAACATTTCCTTCTCTATCTGATACATTATGAAGATCGTTCGGCGCACTGACTTCGGAAAGTTTCATACCATTTGTGTTCACACCGACAGAAAATGGATCAAAGTGATTGATGATGGCATTGTGAAACTTGTTCGCAATCCTTACACAGTGCCATGCGTTCGTTAACAGCAGTTCGGGGGTATTATGCCCCCTTATTGCCGCGGTGCGTGGCTAAAAACGCATCACTACCCTAAGCTATAAACGACCCAAATCGACCTTTCAATTTCTCTTTCTCAAAAAAATTCCGAGCATATATAAAATCGATGACAAAGTTCAAAGAAATGCAAAAAAATCCCCAGGAAAATTTTACGACTGTAGAGATCGATCCAGTCACTGGAGAGCACTATCTAACGATACCTGAATGGATCTGTGACGAGAACGGATGGTACGAGGGCACAGAAGTAAACATCGAGGTCGATGGAGATTCGATAGTGATCACGGACATTGACAGGTAACTATATACCTGGTATGATACTGAAGTAGTTTTATTCTATTATGGCTAAAGGATTTACTGTAAAGGCAAAGACACCGAAACCATCAGAGTCCGCACCCGAATGGGACTTTGAGAAAGCAAAAGAGATGGTCAGAGGAAAGACAATTGTTTTTTGTCTTCCAGGTAGGGGAGTTTCGTATACATATCTGAAAAATTTCGTACAACTTTGTTTTGATCTGGTACAGGCGGGAGCAAGCATTCAGATTTCGCAGGACTATTCATCAATGGTGAATTTTGCTCGTTGCAAGTGTCTGGGTGCGAACGTACTGCGAGGACCGGATCAGATTCCCTGGGACGGCAAGTTGCAGTATGATTATCAGTTGTGGATTGATAGTGATATCGTATTCAATACTGAGAAGTTCTGGCAACTGGTATTGATGGACAAGGACATTGCGGCAGGGTGGTATTGTACAGAGGACGGTCGCACCACATCAGTCGCTCATTGGTTGGAGGAGGATGACTTCCGGAACAATGGAGGTGTGATGAACCACGAAACTCTGGAGAGTATTTCTAAGCGTAAGAAACCTTTCACTGTAGACTATACAGGATTTGGATGGTTGCTGATCAAGAACGGAGTATTCGAGAACGAGGGTATGAAGTATCCTTGGTTTGCCCCGAAGATGCAAGTTTTTGAATCAGGGGAAGTGCAGGACATGTGTGGAGAAGATGTCTCTTTCTGTCTCGATGCCATTGAGAGTGGATATGAGATTTGGTGTGATCCTCGTGTAAGAGTCGGACATGAAAAAACCCGTGTCATCTGATCGTTACACGATCCTTCGTAAGGGTAAGAGACTATTCACAAACCTTACTGAAGATGAGTACCTGGAGATCATGCAGGATCTGGCAATAGAATTCTACGAAACCGGATCACCAAAACCGGAACATTTAGAAACCAAGATTATCAACGAATACGGAGGACTACAGAATGGCTAAATCAAAAGTGGGTCTTATCAAGGGAGCTTATACTCTCGGAACCCCGAAGAAGACTCGTCAAGGTGCGGGCAAAGGAACCAAATATGCCGCGACTTCTCGTAATAAGGCAAAGAAGGCATATAGGGGTCAGGGACGGTAATACATACATATAGATTTGTAAAGTACCATGGCATGTTTGATAACTAATCTTCCATCACAGGAAGTATGGGTTCGTAAAGAATATCTAACGGATCATCAAAGTGGACATGGGGAATTCGTAAAGGGCGTCTGGGTTTCGGCAAAGTCGATTCCTGGACGTGCTTTTTATTTTGAGACATATTTACCAGAATATGCCGCAATGTACGATAAACTCCCCATCAGTGCATTTGTAAGTGAACCAAAGACACCAGAACCGGATATGACTCTTCATAATCTACAGTTCTGGAACTGTATGGACTACGGTGTAGTGGCAGTACAGAAGCAGTTTATTGGTTCGATGCACTATGAGGTCTATACAAGGGATTACGGACCTCAGACGGGCACGTACATCTGTACTCTGGACAATTATCATCAGGATCCAGACTCAATTGACTATGCGACAAGTGAAAATCCGTCCGAACACAAGTCACATAACCTGATTGAACTCGATAACGGACAGTTTTGTCTGTATCCGAACAACAGAACTCGTATCTATGACAACAGTTTGACACCGGAAGAACCAAAAGTGCCCGATTTTAAGGTTTCGACGGTCTATTATCAGGTCGAAAATGGTCATGATCGTGATGGATTAGGAAATGATGAGAATTATTTCTGGAAAACGGCAAAAGAACGTCAAAATAATGATGAAAACGATAAAAATGAGGGTATAAATAAATAAAAACTCTGTCTGATGGCGGTAACTCGGATATCTAGAGCATTCAAGGACATTAGTTTGTCCTTTGAACCTCATCCAATCACGAATGACTTACCAATTTTAAAGAATGAGTCGGCAATTCGTCGATCTGTGAGAAATATTGTCCAAACGATACCCACCGAAAAGTTTTTTAACAGTTTATTTGGGTCTGATGTACATAAAAGTCTGTTTGAATTCGTTGATTTCGGTACTGCCTCGGTCATCAGAGACCAAATTCTTGTTTCAATAAGGAATTTTGAGCCTAGAGTCACAAATGTGAGGGTCAGAGTAGACCCATCACCCGATGAAAACTCATTTGAGGTCACAATATTCTTTGATATTATCGGACAAGAGTTTCCAACACAAGAATATTCATTCATATTAGAGGCAACGAGATAATAAAATGCCTTTTACTAAGTTTACCAACCTAGATTTCGATCAAATTAAGGTATCCATCAAGGATTATCTTCGTGCAAACTCAACATTCACGGATTTTGACTTTGAAGGATCCAATTTTTCGGCACTGATCGATACATTAGCATATAACACCTACATAACGGCGTTCAATTCTAACATGATTGTCAACGAATCCTTCCTGGATTCGGCAACAGTCAGACAGAATGTGGTTTCTCTTGCCGGAAATATTGGTTATGTCCCAAGATCAAAGACTGCATCGAAGACGACGGTTTCTCTTAGGTCTGTTTTAACAACTGATGCAAATGATACCACCATCGATACAATAACACTTGGTGCCGGTATCTTTTCAACTGGAAATTCTGATAATACATCTTTTGTTTTCTCTACCATAGAAGATATAAAAGGAAAGATAGAGATCGAAAATGGTGTAGGCAAGGTTGCATATTTTGATAATGTTCCAATTTATCAGGGAACATTACTTAGGAAAAAATTTCTGTATGATGGATCTCTTGATCAGAAATTTATTTTAAATAACTCAAATATAGACACAAATACTATATCAGTTTACATTAGTGATTCTGAGACTCAAAAAGGATTCAAGTATGTTCCGGTAGATAACATATTGAATGTCACAAAAGATTCGAGAGTTTACTTTATTAGAGAAGTTCAAGATGAAAAGTATGAACTAAGATTTGGTGATGGTATTTTTGGAAAGAAACTTGGAGATGAACCAGAATCTGATGGTAGTTATATTACTGTCGAATATTTAATCACTGATGGTGAAGAGGGGAATGGTATTAAAAGATTTACCTATGCAGGATCTCTTAAAAATCAAAATGGTGCGATAGTACAACCAATTTCTGTTGACGAAGTAAAAGGTGAAAAAGTAAGTGATGGAGTTTATAATGAAATTGTAAAATCTCAGGATGGTAATGATATAGAATCTATAGATTCTGTTCGTTATTTTGCTCCGATTACATATTCTGCACAAAACCGTGCTGTGACCCCAAGAGATTATGAAGCAATCATCAAGAGAATATATCCTGATGCAGAATCCATGTCAATTGTCGGAGGAGAAGAATTAGATCCTCCAGAATTTGGAAACGTAATTATTAGCATTAAACCAAAAGGTGGTACATTTGTCAGCGATTTCAACAAAAAACAAATATTATCCAAACTGAGACAGTATTCAGTTTCTGGTATTAATCAGAGAATAGTTGATCTTAAAATACTTTATGTTGAACTTGATAGTAGTGTTTATTATAACGAAGCATTCATTTCAACAGTATCATCACTACAATCTGAAGTTTTAAATCAACTTACAGAATATTCTAAATCTATCAACTTTAATAAATTTGGAGGAAGATTCAAATATAGTAAGTTGCAGAATATTATTGACGAAGTTGATAGAAATGCAATCACATCAAACATTACCAAAGTTAAAATCAGAAGAGATTTAAAAGCTTCTGTAAATCAACTAGCACAATATGAGTTATGTTTTGGAAATAGATTTCATGTTGAGAAAGATGGTTTGAATATAAAATCAACAGGTTTTAAAATTGCCGGAGAACCATCGACAGTTTATTTTACGGATTATCCTAATAAAAATGATGAAAAAACTGGAGTTCTTGCAATCGTTAAAATATCTGAAAATAATAAATTTAAACTAGTTAATTCTGCTGCAGGTAGAATCGATTACATGAAGGGTGAAATTATAATTGATACGGTAAATATTGTATCCACAGAAAAACCAGATAACATTATTGAAGTTCAAGCAATTCCAGAATCGAATGATGTTGTTGGTTTGAAAGATTTATATCTGTCTCTTGATGTTTCAAAAAGTAGAATAAATATGTTGAGAGATTTAATTTCTTCTGGGGATGAGATATCTGGAGTGAAATTTATCGAAGATTCATTCACCTCAAGTTATTCAAACGGAAGCATAATAAGAAACTAATATGATACAGACAGGATTTGAAACAAGAATAAAGGTACAAGACATTGTATCGAATCAACTCCCCAGTTTTATTTTAGATGAAAGTCCAAAAGCAGTAGACTTTCTAAAGCAATATTACATTTCGCAAGAGTATCAAGGCGGACCTATTGATCTATCGGCAAATTTAGATCAATATCTAAACTTAGATAATCTCATCCCCGAAGTTGTAGTTGATAATACACAGACAGTCGGATCAATTGAAACAAATGATTCTGTCATAAGTGTATCCAGTACGAAAGGATTTCCAAAAGAGTATGGTTTATTAAAAATTGACAATGAAATTATTTCATATACAGGAATAACAACTAATTCTTTTACTGGTTGTATTCGTGGATTTAGTGGAATTAGTTCATATAGAACAAATTTTGATAATGAAGAAATAGTTTTTTCTAATACCTCTGCAGAGTCTCATAATTCAAATTCTTCTGTTCAAAACTTAAGTAGTTTATTCTTAAAAGAATTTTATAGAAAATTTAAAACTACATTCTCTCCTGGATTGGAGAACAATAATTTTGTATCCGATTTAAATGTAGGTAATTTCCTTAAGGAAATTAAATCTTTTTATCAAAGCAAAGGAACCGACGAATCCTTTAGAATATTATTTGAAATATTGTACGGAGAATCTCCAAAAGTAATTAATTTAGAAGAAAAATTAATTAAACCATCTTTTGCAGAATATAGAAGAAGAGAAGTAGCAGTAGCAAAAGTTATTTCTGGAGAAGCTTCTTTTCTTAAGGGACAAGGATTATTCAAAGAAAATTCAAATATAGTTGCGGCAATATCAGAAATAACACCTTTTAATATTGATGATGAAGTTTTTTATAAAGTATTCCTTTTTGTCGGTTATGATGAAGACTCTGATATTCAAGGAAGATTTTTACCAACTTCAAATTCAAAATGCACAGAAGACGTTCAAGTTAATGCATCAATTATAAATGTTGATTCTACAATCGGATTTGGTGCAACCGGAACAATAAAGTCTGGATCTAATACTGTTACATATACTGACAAAACCGTAAACCAGTTTTTAAATTGTACAGGCGTTACCAATGTAATATCTCAAGGTGATTTAGTTCATGATAATGAAATTTATTATGGATATGAAAATGGAGATATAAACAAAAAAGTAGAATTAGTATTTTTTACTACTCTAAGTAATTTTGTTCAAAATGGTAATGTCAATGTTAATGAAAACGATCCTATCGGAGTTAAAAATCTTGGAGATAAAGTAATTAATCCTTCTTTGAATAGGTCTTCAAAGCAAGTATTAGCAAATTCGTGGATTTATAATACAAATTCTTCATATTATATTAATAATTATGATAGTAATACTCTTGAGTTATTTTCACCTATTGATAAATCAAGTTTAAAACTTGGTGATTTTGTTGAAATTGTTGAAAGAGATACTGGAAAGGTAATATTTCCAGATGATACCAATACACCTTTTGTCGCAATTGATGGGCAAGAAATACAAGGCAGAACTAGCGTAACGTTAGGTGGTGGTTTTGATCAAACTCAATTAGGTGTCACTACAGATTTTAATTTAAGAAAAGTACTTAATAAATCTAATATTGGACCTGAAAGCAATGTATCATTTAAGTATGGGAATAATACATTAATATCTGACGTTCAAAACGTATACTTTGATAATGAATATGCGTATGTTGCATCAAATTCATTACCATCTGCGAAAACAAGGAAAGGTATTTCAGGATTTCCTTTATCCGAAGACATCAATATAAAGATTAAAAAACTAGTATTAGATCTTGATAATCAAACTGGAGGAATTTTAACTTCATTCAATGAATTAACTCAAAAATTTGATTCGATAAAAGTATTAGATAATCTGGGTAAATCTACATTTAAGACTGGTGACAAGATTTTTTATGAACCTCAAGGAAATGTTCTAGTCGGTTTAGAAACTGGAAATTATTTTGTCGAAGTAATTGATGGGGGTGGTTCTAACGATCAAATTAAATTATATGGATCAAATTATCTTATTGGTACTGAGAATCATATAACTTTATCTGGAATAGGAACACATACAATTGTATTAGAATCACAAAAATCAGGAGTAGTTGGACCACAAAAATTACTTAAGAAATTTCCAATCAAACAACAGTTAGTAGATGGTAAAAATGAAGAAACTATTCCTGGTGGAGTTGGATTATTAATAAATGGTGTTGAGATTACAAACTATAAATCAACAGATAAAGTATACTATGGACCTTTAAGCAAGGTTAATGTTTTAAATGGTGGAGAAAATTTTGATGTCATCAATCCACCTAAAATTGTTATTGCAAACGGTTTAGGAAACACCGCTTTAGCTCAACCTGTTGTTAGTGGGTCTATAAAAGATGTTCTTGTGGATTTTGATAATTACAATTTCAATATCGACAAAGTTGTATCCATAGGAGTAACTGGAGGGAATGGATCTGGATGTGTTCTCAGACCATCAATTTCAAATACGTTTAGAGAAGTAGAATTTGATGCAAGACCACAAAGTTCCGGTGGAGGAATTAATACAACAACAAATCAAATACAGTTTGATGTTGAACATGGTTTTGTTAGTGGACAAGAAGTTATCTATGATTCTAATTTAGGTCCTGGAGTTGGAATAAATTCTGTAAGATCTAGCGGTAAAAACTTCTTGGTAAATAAATCAACATATGTTGTTGATGTATCGAATAATGTTTCTATAAAATTATTTGAAAATCATGATGATTATCGTGCTGGAATCAATACAATCGATTTTACTGGATTAACAGGATCCGGAATCCAAAAGATAAAAGTTGGTCCACTGAATGTATTAAAAGATATTGTTATAGTTGAAGGTGGAAAGGGATATACTAATAAAAAATTAATTGTCAATCCATTGGGAGTATCTACAGAATACAATTGGATTGAATTTAAAGATCATGGATTTAATAATGGAGATTTAGTAGATTATTCCATCTCATCTATTGATGGAACTACACCTGAAGTAATCTCAGGATTATCTACAGATAAAAAATATCAAATTTTTAAAATAGATGATGACAAATTTAGATTATGTGATGCAGGTATTGGTGGAACCATAACTAGTAGTTTTGATCGGAAAAATTATGTTAAATTTGATTCAACTTCTGGAGTTGGATATCAACAATTTAGTTATCCGAAAATTGCCGTAGATTTTAGATTTACTACTGTTGGATTAGGTACAACTAGCACACAATCTATTGTTTTAACTCCTATTGTAAAGGGTTCTTTATCCGGAATAGACTTATACGAAAAGGGAACAGGATATGGATCTTCAATTATCAACTATGAAAATAGTCCAACAATTTCTATCAAAAATGGAAAGGATGCTAGAGCTGTTCCAATTATATCAAATGGAAGAATAGATTCTGTTAACGTTGAATATTCTGGAGTAGAATATTATTCTGTTCCTGATGTAGTTGTTACAGATTCTTCCAAATCTGGTTCTGGGGCTGTTTTAAGGGCAGTATTAAAAAACAATAAGATAGATTCTATCAAAGTAATAAAGGCAGGAATTGGATATTCGTCTGCGGATACATCAATATCCATAATTTCTTCGGGTTCTAATGCTGTTCTAAGTGCCAAAGTTAGAGATTTGACGGCAATAACCAATGAAATTTTTGATTCAAACAAACTTTTAATTGATAATGATGCTAACGAGTTGAAGTATTCTGTTTGTGGATATGATGTAAATTTATTTGCGGAAAATACAAATACTATATCAGGAATTATTGGATGGGCTTATGATGGAAATCCAATTTACGGTCCTTATGGTTCAAAAGATCCTAACGAATTTTCTAGTGCTGATAGATTAATTTCTGGATATTCTAAGAATTCTTCATTCGTTAATGACAGACCATCGACAGATGATTTTGCTGAGGGATTCTTTATTGAAGATTATCGATATGATAATACGAATGCAGATTTAGATGAACACAATGGAAGATACGAAAAAAATAAAGATTTCCCTAATGGTGTTTATGCCTATCACGCTGTAGTTGATATTGAGTCAAAAAATAATGTTCCCCTCTTCCCATTCTTTATTGGAAATACATATAGATCCAAAAAAATAAAAGAAAATTTTGAATTTGATTTTGATCAATCTTATGATTTCAATAATACAGAACTAAAAAGAAATACATTACCTTATAATGTAAATGAAGAATATTCTGATAATTATTTCATAAAAATCAAAAAAGATCAAAAGATAGATGTAGATAAAATAACGGCTGGAAAAATACAAAATACCTCCATAGTCAGTTCTGGCACAGACTTTAAGGTAAATGACATTATAAAATTTGATAATGGTGGAACAAGTGGAAGTGGATTAAATGTAAAAGTATCTTCTATTGATGGAAAAGATATAACAAAAGTAGATACAATAAAAGAGAGTTATGATAATTCTGTTTTAGTTTGGGGAAATAATTTAGAGGTTACTCTTGAAAATGAACATGATTTTAAAAATGGTGATTATGTATCATTATCAGGAATAACTACAGATTCTTTAAAGGGGTTAGAAAAATATCATAGAATAACAGTTCAACCCAATTCATCATCTAGAACTATATCTACAGTTTCATCTGGAGCGGCAACAACTGAAATATATGTTTCATTCATTCCAAATTATGTTTCTGTTGGATCAACAATTGGTATTGGAAATGAATCTCTAACAGTATTGAATGTATTCAAAAATTCAAATATATTGAGAGTTGAAAGAGGCAATGCTGGAATTTCCCATACAGAGTCTTCACCAGTAAATTATAAATCAAAAAATTTCACAATTAATAAGGAAGTTTCTTACTTTGATTCTGCAAAAAACAATCAGGTATATTTTAATGCTGCAGAATCTGTAGGATTAGGAACTACACCAGGGACAGGATTTTCTACATCATTTACATTCGGACAATCCACACTTTCTAGAGAAATTCCTGTAAAGGGTATATACCTAGAAAATCACCAATTTAGAACGAATCAGTTGATAAAGTTGACTAATCCTCAACTTGCAAAACTCATTACATATTCTAACGAACCCACTAGTACTTTAACTAATTTAACAAATGGAAATTATTATGCAGTCAATAAATCCAAAAATGTTATAGGAATTAAAACTAGTATAGGTAGTGATGAAATCTATTTTAGAGGATTTTCAGTAGCTGGAAATACTTCAGACAATGATAAGTATCTATTTGAATCTACATTTACTCCAATAACTGCTACTGTAAATGCTATAAAAGCAACGGTTTCTGTATCTACATCACATGAACTTAAAGAAGATGATTTAGTAGAGTTAAACATTGTTCCAAATCTTTCTGTTGGTATAGGAACAACAGCATCATCTGTAATTGTTAAACTAGATAATCAAACAAAACAACTTCTTATAAATTCTGTAGGATTTACATCTTTAGGAATAAACACATCAACAAATCAAATATCTTTAACCAATCACTCATTTAAGACTGGTGACAAAGTAAAATATACTTCACCCGAAGTAGCATCTGGATTGAATACTGGAGGATATTTTGTATTAAAGGTCGATAATAATAACATCAAGTTATCAGAAACATATTCGGATGTAATCTCAACCAATCCAAAGACGGTTAGTATTGCAGGAACAGGAGGAGCGTCTCATACTTTATCACTAATTAATCCAGAGATAAAAGTTACTAAAAATAATAATTTAACATTTGATCTTTCAGATTCTTCTTTGACTGGATATGAATTAAAAATTTATCATGATAAGGAATTTAAAAATGAATTTATTTCTATAGGAAATAGTTCGACATTTAATGTTGTGGGATTTGGGACAGTTGGATCAACCGGAGCTGGTTTAACGGTTTACTCCAATGCTAATACTCCACTTTCATTAAATTATAATATAGAAAAATCTGGATATATTAGCACATCAGATACTGATGTTAAAAATTATTCTACAATTACTTTTGATGATAGTAAGTATAACAAAAAATTTAAGGTCTCATCTGGAATTGGAGAGACTACTTTTAGTGTATACTTAGAAAATGATCCTGAAAGATTTGAATATTCACCTTCTGATTGCGAGATACTTAAGTATTCAACTACATCTAAAAATGCAAAAGGAGGAATAAAATCCTTAAATATTATATCTTCTGGAAGTGGATATAAAAAGTTACCATCTTTTGTTGGTTCTTCATCAACAATAGCAGAAGACGCTATAATTACAGTTTCATCTAATAATATTGGAAACATTAATGATATTGATATTATTACTGATGAATTTAAATATTATACGGACAATACTATAAGACCAACAGCATTGCTTCCAAGTATTCTTGAAATAAAAGATGCAAATACAATTGATATTGTTACAGTAGACAATCCAGGTGAATCTTATTTCGATGCCCCAAGTTTAGTAATAGTTGATAAAGTTACTGGTAAAAAACTTGATACTGGATTTTTAGAAGCAGAATTTAATAACTCTATAATTGGTGTAAATATTTTAGAGCAACCAATAGGACTTCCTGATAGTGGTGTCGTTATTAAATCAATATTTAATACAAATGGATTTACAATTGACACCATTGAATCCACTGTCGGAACTGCCTTTACATGCACTTTAATTACACCAACTTCTGGGTTCAGTACATCTCCATTTAAAGTTGGAGATGAAGTATACGTAGAGGGTATTAGAAAAAATGATAATAATGGAGATGGACATAATTCTGAAGATCACGGATATAAGTTCTTTAAAGTAAAATCTATACCAGATCCTTTAGCAAATCCAAATCCAAATCCATTTAAAGTTGAGTTTGATATAGTTGGATTAACGACTAATACTGGAATAGCAATTACTACATCAAATGGACTCGGAAGATTAATCCCCAAAAATCAATATCCAACATTTACAGTTGTTTTAGATGCAGCACCATTTGTTTCTGGAGAAAAACTTAATGTAAATGGATTAGAAAAAGATTTAAAAGTCGTTAGATCAAGTGATGGTGAACTTGTTGTATTTGGTTCTTATAGCGATTTATTGAAAGTTGGAGATAAAATAACTGGAAGAGGATCTCAGACTACAGCACAAATTAACAAAATAAATGAAAATAATGGAACTTTTGAAGTAGATTTTTCATATAAAACTAATATTGGATGGGAGGATTCTGTTGGAAAACTGAGTCTTGATCATCAAGTTATTTCTGATAATGATTATTATCAAAATCTTTCTTATTCTGTTAGAAGTAATCAAACATGGAAAGAAATAAAATCACCTGTAGGTAGACTTGTTCATACTTCTGGATTGAAGAATTTCTCTGATACCCAAATTTCGTCAAAAGCAGGAACTAGTATTGGTTCTTCAGAACAATCAATTTCAATTAGTGATACCATTGATGAATCCAGAGTTGATATTTTAAGAGGAATAGATTTAGCTAGAGATGATGAGTCTGATGGAGGAGTTTCAAATTTCTTACAATTCAACAAAACTAGATTTGTTAATTTTGTCGATTGTAGAACAAACAATGTTATTCCTATTGATAATATAAATCAACAATTTTCCAATTTAGAATCTAATCCAGATAGATTCTTAAATATTGATCTTATTGATACGACAGAAAAATATGATAATTACTTAATCAGAATTGAAAGTTTTGAAAATAGTGAAAAACAATTACAGTTATCTGAGTTTGTTTTATTATCCAATGGCACAGATTTTACTATATTCAATAAATCAGAACTGGTAAATTCTGGAGTAGCGTTCACTACATTTGCAGAAGATAAATTTGGAGAATATTCAATAGAGACTAATAATGAGGAAGGTCTTTCTTATCTTAGATTTGTACCAAATGATCCAAATAATATTGACTATGATTTAAAATTCATCAAAACAAGCACAGATTCTGGTACAGGAATAGGGACTCAATCAATCGGATTTATTGACCTAACTTCTTCAAATAAAAATGCATCTGCAGGAGTAACGACTACAATATTCTCAAAAAATGTAGATGAAATAGAATCTGCATACATTGTAAGTAAGGTCATCAATTCATCTACAAAAGAAATGAATTTTGTAGAGACATATATTACACATGATGGAAATGACACATATATTTCGGAATATTATGTTGATGCTAGTGGAAGTCTTAATAATAGAATAGGTCTTTCAACTGTTTCTATTGAAAATAATAATTTGATTTTCTCATATGAGAATAATACTAGTAACTCTATTAAAGTTAGTTCCAAAGTAGTTGGATTTGGTACAACTGCTCTTGGAAATGGTCAATATAGATATCTGGTTGATGGTCAAAATTCTGGAGATGAAAGAACCGCAAAATATGAAGCATCTTTTAAAGTTGGGGTTGGAACAACTGCAATATTCTCGGGTTATCCTTTAACTTTTGATGCAATAAAATGTAATGTTGAAGTAAGTGCAGGATCTTCAAAGGCACTTCATCAAATAACTGCTATGCATGATGGAACCAATGCATATTTACAGCAATCTCAATTCCTTGCAAATAATTACGATTCTATCCTAGGATTAGGAACTTTCAGTGCAACTTACACTGCAAGTAACTTTGTTGTCAACTTCCACCCAGAAGATACTACTGGTATTACAACAATTAAAACTTTTAATCAAGTTTTCTATAAGGATATAGATCAAAATAATGATCCTAACGATCTTTCTTATGGAAATATAGTTGAAAGTTCTGAATTTAAATTCTACAATGCAATTAATGGAAATAGAATAAACAGAAAACAATTTGATTTGAAAAATAATAAAATTGATATATTTAAAAAATCATTTGATCCAGAAAGTACTATTGTAGCAGCAGCTAATACAGGAATCGGATATAGTGCGTTTAGTATTAAAAACCATTTCTTCAGAACTGGTGAAGAATTAATTTACACTCCAAAATCAACATTTGTTGGTGTTGGATCTACTCCAATGCAATACACTATAGATGGTTCTACAGTTGGAGTTCTAACATCTAGAGTTTTTGCAATAAGACATGATGATAATGAATTTGGTATTGCAACAACTAAAGCACATGCCAATTCCGGGATAGGAATTACCGTTAAGTCTTTTGGAGAAGGAAATGCACATACATTTGAAATGGTAAAATCAAATGAAAAGGCATTAATGGCAATTGACGGTATTGTTCAAACTCCAATATCTAATACAAATATCACGCATACTGTAAATAATAATCCAACTGCAGGTATAACAACAACTCAAACTATCTTTGCTTTAAGTGGAATTTCTTCCATAAGTGTAATTAATATTCTTAAAGTTGAAGATGAATATATGAGAGTTGATAATGTTGGAATTGGAACTTCATCCATAGGACCAATTACTCCAGGAATAGGAACATTTAACCTTGTAAGTGTTGAAAGAGGTGCTGTTGGTAGTTCCGCTACTTCTCACGCAAACGGTTCACTGGTCGAACTTTATAAAGGAAACTACAATATAGTTGATAGTAAAGTTAATTTCATTGAAGCACCTAGAGGAAATCCTCAGGGTCAAGATAAAAATGGATTACCTTTCTCAAGATCTATATTTAATGGTAGAGTTTATCTAAGAAATGATTATACATCCAACTTCTTATATGATGATATTTCCGATCAATTCACCGGAATAACATCAGAATTTACTTTAACCGTTGGTGGTGCAAATACTGCTGGTATAGGAACCAGTGGTGGGCAAGGTGTATTATTCATTAATGGAATATTCCAGACACCAGAAACTGACAACAATCCTCGACAAAATTATCAAATTATTGAAGATTTGACTGCTGGTATAACAACAGTCAAATTTACTGGAATGTATGTCAATGATATCGAACAAGATTTTATTAGTGAATCTGATGTAAACGTAAATCAAATTCCTAGAGGTGGACTACCAATCAGCGTTGGATCTACTGCAGGTCTTGGATATGCTCCATTAATAGGTGCAAAATTGCGTCCTGTGGTTGTAGGAGGTGTTATAACCGATGTTATTGGTGTTGCAACTGCCGGATCAAATCTTTCAATTTCTACAGCATTCTATGATAAAGTAACTGGTATTTTATCAGTAACAACTGCAACAAATCATGGATTAGTATTTGGAAATCAAAGTAAAGATGAAGTAACATTAGTTGGTTTAGAATTTACTTGTCCAGGAGGATCTGGAATTACTACAACAATATATCCGGAAGATGGAGCAAGAAATTATCAACTTGTTGGTGTTTCTTCAGAACAAACTTTCCAAGTAAATGTTGGTACTAGTACAATCACTCATAATTATGTCGGAAGTGGAACTGCAACACCATTTTTCCCCGATTTGAGTTTTGGTTCTGGTTACAATGGAATTGTTTCTGTATCGGTTGCGGTTACAGAAACAGGACATTCAGGAACCGAAGCAATAATAACTGGAGCACCTGTTGGATTTAATACACATAGATTTGAAAGTGCTACCGCAGGAATTGTTAAATCAGGAAGTCCTGCGATTCAACCAGAGTCAGGAACAGTATATGATCCTAGAGTTGGAATTCTGACAGTTGCTGCAGCAAGTCATGGACTTTCCACCAGTGATTTGGTAATAATTGAAGATGGATCTTTAACATTCTCATGTGCTCAAGATAGTTTCCAAACTTTACATGCATATCCAAGAAGTACTGATTACATATCTGGTGTTTCTACTTCAGTAACTAGAATAGATGATGATACATTTAGTGTCTTTGTTGGAAAATCTCCGGCACATGGTGGAGGATCTTTAGAATTCCATGTCACTAATGGTGGTACAGGGTATTCTGATCCAGAAATATTTGTTTCTGAACCATCATATGAAAATCTTTCTGTAACAGGTATTTCTAGAAGAGGTATTGGTGCCACAACTGACACTGGAGTAGGATTAAAAGTTGATATTATACCAACTCCAAGTCCCGACTATACTGGAATTGGATCAGAATTATTTGAGGTGTCAAAATTTGAAGTTAGTACTCCTGGATATGGATTTTTACCTGGAGATAAGTTTAAAGCAGTTGGATTAGTTACATCCAGATTTATTGATTCTTTGATAAAAGAGTTTGAAATGGAAGTAACAGAAGCGTTTACGGACCAGTTTGCTTTATGGCAATTTGGTGAGTTTGATTATATTGATTCAATTGCACCATTACAAGATGGTAGAAGAACTAGATTCCCATTAAAATATGAAAATGAATTGATTAGTGTTGAAGCTAATGATGCCTTTGATGTCCAATTGGATCCTATACTTCTTATTTTTAGAAATAGAGTTATTCAAGAACCGGTAAAAACTTATGAATTTGTTGGAGGAACAACCGTCAACTTCAAAGTTGCTCCAAGACCTGAAGATGATATTCAAATTTTCTTCTATAAAGGAACTGATGGTGAAGACTCTGTTGTTGTAGAGGCTCCACCCAAACCAATTGAACTTGGTGATCAGGTAAAGATTATCTCAAAACCAAATCAAGACAATCGATTAATATCTGAATTTACACAGTCAGACACTGTTAGAACAAACGCTTACAGAGGTCTTGGAATAACGACAGAATATGAACCAATTGAAGTTATTAGACAAAAGGATGATTTAATTATTGATGGAGAGTTAGTTAGTAAATCTAGAGAATTATTAGAACCAAGAATTAATCCAACAGCTAAGATAATTTATGATTTTAGTAACACCGATGGACAATTCTTTATAGATACTCCCGGAGAATTCTTTAATTATGAAGATGAAGAAAGTCCAACATTTGGAGTAAGAATAATTTCTGGTCAATCCAATCCAGTATCATCTGCAATAACAGCAACTGTTTCCGCGGCAGGAACAATAACAGATTTGACTATCGTAAGTGGTGGATCTGGATATGAATCTGTTCCTACATTAAAAATACAAGCACCACCTACACAAACAGGTGTGGGTATTGGGACCACGGCAACCGCAACCGTTACCATTAATAATGGTTCAGTTAATGGAATTACCATTACAAATCCTGGTCTTGGTTATTCTCAAACAAATCCACCTAAAGTTATTGTATCTTTACCAGGTGCTCTAAAATCTGAACGTGTTACTGGAATTACATCAATTAAAGGAAATCAAGGTGTTATTACCGGAATAGGAACTACAACTATTAGTGGAGATTTGGCAATTAAGTTTACTGCTGTAAGTGAAATTGATTTTGACACAACTATTTTCACATCAGGAAATCCAGTCTACATTTACAATACTGAGATTGGAGATGGAGTTACTTCTATTGATAGCAATGATACTGAGATTGTCGGCATAGGAACTACATGTGTTGATAATGTTTATATTATTCAAGAATTTAGTAGTTCTGGTATTCCCCCAAATGATGTTATTGGAATCATTACATGTAGAATTAATTCAGGAACTGATACTACCCAAATTCCAACTACTACTGGATTTACAACAGATCCTATTGGCAGATTCTCCGTTGGTCTTATGACAGGTGCTAATGTCACTAGAGGATCCGAAACATTGTCTATTGGTGTAACTGGATTCACAATTAATTCAGGATTAACTACGTTCCCAACAGTTCAAAGAATTTCAGGAAATCAAACTTTCTTTGATACTGGAGCAATTACCAAATAGTCTTTATAAATATCTAAAAAAACTATCGATATGTCCGCCGTAGTAACAGATCAATTTAGAATTGCTAACGCCACTAGTTTTGTAGAATCAGTTTTAAATGATGCAAATTCTTATTATGTTTTTCTAGGGTTGCCGAATCCTACGGTGGCAGGATTTGGTAGAACTGCGACATCGAATGATTGGCCTTTAGCACCTGTTGACAATTTAAGTTATCAAACACATTATAGGGATTCTATGATGTTTGGTAAAAAGATAAACAGTGCAAATATTAGAAGAGTTGTAAAAAAACATACTTGGGTTAAAAATAATCGATATGACATGTATCGACATGATTATAGTGCAACAAATTTGGCACCGAATTCAAAAACTACTAATCTATATCGTTCAAATTACTATGTAATGAATAGTGATTTTGAAGTTTACATTTGCATTGATAATGGGTCGAGTGGATCTCCATCTAGCTCTACTGCAAGAGGTAACAGATCTTTAATTGAACCAGATTTTACTGATATAGAACCAGTAACACAATCTGATGGTTACACTTGGAAATATCTATTTACTGTTGCACCTAGTGATATTATAAAATTTGATTCTACCGAATATATTGTACTTCCAAATGATTGGTCCACAACGACAGATTCACAAATAAAAAATATTCGTGAATCTGGCAATTCTGATGTAAATAATAATCAAATTAAAAAAGTATATGTTAAAAATCCAGGAACTACTGGTGGATATCTGTCTTCAGTAGCTTCAGGACCTCATACATTAAATATTTTTGGAGATGGTACAGGAGGAAAAGTTAGTGTAGAAGTAACTTCTACAGGTATCATAGAATCGGTAAAAGTAATTTCTGGAGGTTCTGGATATACATATGGAATTGTAGACCTGGGACCTATACAAGTATCAGATGATAATAGTACTGCATTGGGTGAATTAATTCCTATTATTCCACCATCAAAAGGTCATGGATACGACATTTATAAAGAACTTGGAGCCGATAAAGTTTTAGTTTATGCTCGATTTGATGATTCTACTAAAGATTTCCCCATAGATTCTTCTTTTGCTCAAGTTGGAATTATAAAGAATCCAGAAAAATCTACTTCAACGGATATATACAAAGCAAATGAATTTTCTTCTTTAGATTCTTTTAAGGTTAGTTCATCCTTGTCAGAAACTACAAAAAATTATGCCGGTGTAAAAATCACACAAACTGTTACGGATGGAACAGCCAGAGGTTACATTGCATCCTATGATACTGATACAAAAATTGTAAAATATTTTCAAGATAGATCGTTATTTTTTGCATCACCTACTGGCGGTGCCGGTGGTGGTTCTTCTCATATTGATACAATTGATGTCTCTTCAAGATCTAAAGTTCTTAAATTTGGAGGAACTGGTGATATAACAGTCAGTGCTACTGGTGATATTCATACAAGAAATATTGACACTTCATTAACAGGAGTTACAACTAGTGTCAATAATAAAATTATAAATCTTGGAGTTGAATACTCAAGTGGTGTTGCTGGACCTGAGATAAATAAAAAGACGGGAGACATTATTTACATCACAAATCGATCTACTGTTCAGAGAGATTTGAGACAAAAAGAAGACATCAAAATTGTCCTGGAATTCTAATAAAAAAAGATGGCACAAAAAACTAATTTAAATATAAATCCATACTATGATGATTTTGATTCTGAAAAGAATTTTCAAAAAGTTTTATTTAAACCAGGATATCCTGTACAGGCAAGAGAATTAACCACTTCTCAATCCATTTTACAAAATCAGTTAGAACAGTTTGGAACTAACATATTCAAAGATGGATCAGTTGTTGTTCCAGGATCTATAGCATATGAAAATAATTATACCTCAGTCAAGTTAAAGTCTTCTAACTTTGGTATTGATATTTCTCTTTATATTAAAAATTTTATAGGAAAAAATATAACTGGACAAACTTCTGGTGTAGAAGCAAAAGTTAAGTTTGTTCTGCTTCCAGAAGAAGATAGTAGAGTAGATGAAGTTACATTATATGTAAGTTATACAACCAGTGGAAATGATTTTAGTCAAAACTTCTTTTCTGATGGAGAAGAATTAATTTGTAGTGAAAATGTTACTTACGGTCTTACTACAATTAATGCGGGAGAAGTTTTTGCATCCTTAACCACATCAGAGTCTACCTCTGTTGGTAGTGCAGCTTTTATTACAAAAGGCGTATATTTTGTGAGGGGTTATTTTGTCAATGTTGATGAACAAAAATTAATATTAGATCCTTATACCAATAACTCATCTTATAGAGTTGGATTGCAGGTTAGTGAGAATATTATCACAGCAAAAGATGATGAAACTTTATTTGATAATGCAAAAGGATTTAGTAATTTTGCAGCACCAGGTGCTGATAGATTTCAAATAAAACTTTCTTTAATAAAGAAAGATCTTAGTGACGGTGATGATACAGACTTTATCGAATTGATGCGTATCGATAAAGGTCAAATTAAAAAAATTGAAGCAAAGAGTGATTATAATTTAATTAAAGACTATATTGCAGATAGAACATTTGACGAATCCGGAAATTATACCGTTAATCCATTTACAGTTTCTGTGCATAATTCATTAAATAATGGATTAGGAAATAATGGATTATATTATCCACAAGAACTTACAGAAGAACAAAATACTCCTAATGATGATTTGATGTGTGTCAAAATATCAAATGGTAGAGCATATGTCGCTGGATATGATGTAGATAAAACTGGAACAACTGTTCTAGATGTTGAAAAACCAAGAGAAGTTGGTATTCGTACAGATGTTTCACTTGGATATGAATTAGGCAATTTACTCAAAGTAAACACTGTTACCGGTATACCTGATCAAGGATCTGTTATACAAATAAGAAATAATTTTAATGGAACTGGTGATATCATTGGAAGTGCAAGAGTTTATAGTTTTAATCTTGAGGATGCAAATTATGAAGATGACGCTACCGTATGGGATTTAAGGTTATTTGACCTACAAACTTATACATCTATCGTTTTAAATTCATCTGTTAGTAATACTGAAGTACGAGAAGGTTCTTTTATTAAAGGTAATAGCAGTGGGGCAAGTGGATTTGCTGTAGGTGCAGGTGGAGGTTCCACCATTGTTAATTTAATACAAACATCAGGAACTTTCCAAAAAGGTGAGCAAATTGAAATTGATGGATCTACTGATGTTTCAAGAACTATTGGTGTTGCAACAGCGTACAATACCCAAAATATTAAGTCTGTATCCGGAACTGATTTTAGTGCTAATAGTGTTTTAGAAAGATTTAATATTCCAAATGGTATCAAGGAAGTAACTATTAATAATAATACTGTTCGTGCAGGTGGAGATGCATTTACAGGACTGAGAGTTGGTTCTATTGTTCGATATCAAAGAGCAGGAATTAATACAGAAACATATAATAAGGTTGCTGATATTTCTTCTAATGGGTTAGAAATGACTCTGGAAGCAATTGCTACTGATGTTGCAGGTGTTTATGACGGTAATCTACCAGGGGTTGGCACGACCATATCAGTAACGATGTATGCTGGTGCTCCTATTGTAAGGGGTTCTGGGCAACTATTTGTACCTCTTGCGAATAGAAATGTATCCAAAGTTGATTTGAGTTCTTCAGAATTCAAAATGACTAGAACTGTTACTAAGACTCCTTCTAGTGGTTCTGTTACCATTTCATCTAGCGATATTACTGATATCTCTAATTTTAGTTTTGAACCTTTTGATGCAGAAAAATATACTGTTTCTAGAGACGATACTGATGCGATTGTTCCAATTACCTCCAGTGATAGAGCTGCAGACGGATCTTCAATAACTTTAGGTGGTCTTCAAGATACTGCAAGTACAATAAGTGTTTCTTTGAATAAAATAGGTCTTACTAGTAAAGAAAAGGCATATGATCGCAGTAGAAAAGTTACTGTAACTTTCTCAAAAAATCAAGCGTCCGGTGATAATGATGATGGAAATAGTTCACTTGAAAATGGATTAACATACAGTAGTAAGCACATGTATGGAACAAGAGTTGAAGATGAAGAAATATGTTTAAATTATCCAGACGTTGCTAAAATTATATCGATTTATGAATCTACAGATACATCTGCTCCAACTTTTGACACACTGACATTTGATAGCACGTTAGATGTTAATTCTAACGCCATAGTAGGTGAAAATATAAAATCATTAGATGGAAAGATTGTATCTAGAATTGTTGGAAAATCTACTGATACTGTTGAAATAGTCTATTTAACAACTAATAGATTTGATATATTTACTGAAGTAAAATTTGAAGAATCTAACATAACAGGTGAAATCAAATCTCAAACTGAAGGAAAATATAAAGATTTAACGACTTTATACACCTTGGATAAAGGACAAAGGAATCAATATTATGATTATTCTAGAATTGTTAGAGATGCAGGAACATCTTCACCATCGAGACAGTTAACAATAGTCTTTGACCATTATACAGTCCCTTCAGGAGACACTGGAGATGCTTTTACTGCTCAAAGTTACGATGAAGAAAGATTTAGAACTGATGTACCTTCTATAGGATCAGATCCGATCAGAGCATCTGATACAGTTGATTTTAGACCTAGAGTTGCAGTATATGATCCATCTACAGCAACTGTTTCCCCATTCCACTTTTCTTCTAGATCATTTGATTCTTCTATTACAAAATACTTAGTTCCTGAAGAAACTTTAAGAATTGGATATGAATTCTACTTAGCCAGAATTGATAAACTATTACTTAATAAGTACGGAAAATTTGTATATAAAAAAGGTGTTTCGTCAGAATCTCCAAAATCACCTACAAATGATGATGGTACATCAATGGAGATTGCAACTATTAATCTTCCTCCATATCTTTATGCACCACAGAGTGCAATTGTTGTTGAAAAAGATAACAGAAGATATACAATGAAAGATATTGGTGCTCTTGAGAATAGAATTGCTAATTTAGAAGAACTCACATCTCTTTCTTTGTTAGAACTTGATGCTAAGAGTATGCAAATTCGTGATAGTAATAATTTAGATAGATTTAAAACTGGAATTTTTGCTGATCCTTTTGATGATTATAATTTTATAAGTCCAGAATCATCAATTGAAGTAAATCCTGATGTTGGTGAAATCAATCCATTTATAATAAGAAATTCACTAGAATCACAAGTCACTCCTGCGAATAGTGTAACACCCGAAGAATTAGATTTTGGAACAGATTTTGAATTACTTGATTCTAATGTTAAGAAGACTGGAAATGCTGTTACATTAAACTATGAAGAGGTTTCTTGGATTGAACAACCAAAGGCCACTGAAACTGAAAATGTCAATCCATTTGAACAACCAGCATTGTCTGGTAGTGTTGAATTAACTCCACAAACTGATTATTGGAGTAGAACAATACAGACGGATGGTGGAGTTCAAACCGTTACTGGAACTGATCAGAAAGTAAAACTAAAAAATAAAATAGATCTTGGTGAGCAACTAATCGATTTGGGTGGAATTGTAGTTTCTGAAACATCATCTACATCAACTAATAGAAAACGCGGTAGAGGTAAGAATACCTCAACTTCAGAAACAACCATAACAGATCTTAACACTTACACTGATAGTATTAAACTAAAAGGAAAATCAAAAGATAAAGTAACTTTTAGTAATACAGACACCTGGTTTAGAAACGAGTTAACTAAATCCGGTGACGAAGATTTCATGAGATCTAGAAATACTCAATTCAAAGGTTACGGTTTTGGTGCATTTACACAAGTTTATGCATTCTTAGATTCTCAAAAACCAATTATCGTTCCCAAATTACTTGAAATTGCAACAGAGAAAGATGGAGAAACTAGCGGTTCTGTAGGATCTTTTGAGCAGGGAGAAACAGTTCTTGTGTATGATCCTGTAGATACTAGTAAAGTTATAGGATCATTTAGACTTTGTACACCAGATCATAAAGAAGGTCCTATTAATAATCCAACAGAAACATATTTATCGAATCCATCTAGTCATGGTGATATTGAACTGGGAAGTAATTACACATCTTCAACTCCAGTATTAAACATTGACACAAGATCACTTTCCGAAAGAGCCCAAGGTGATTTTTATGGATATGCAAAGAAAAATTCCTTAATCAAAGGTTCTAATAGTAAGGCAACAGCTTTTGTAAAGGGAGATATAAGATTAATTACAGATGTGTTTGGAGGTATTACTGGAACCTTCTTTATTGAAGATCCAAATAGTACTCCTGCTCCAGATGTTAAATTTAGCACTGGATCTACAGAATTTGTTATTACTACTAGTGAAACCAATGCTCAAGCCTTACCTGGACAAAAATTCTTTGAAGATGAAAATGGAAATCAAAAACCATTAGTCAGAGCAAAATCAACATACGAAACAGGTGGAACACTTGATCAATGGGAAGAGCAAAAATTTGTACAAGAAAATACCACAACAGTTGTTTCTAAAGTTAAAGTAACTGGTAAAGTTAGTGCAACATTAACTACACAAAATCAACATACACATACCGAAGAGACAGAGTATTATGATCCTGTGGCACAAACATTTGTTGTTGGAGGAACCGTTGAAACACCTTCTGCTGTTAATCAAAATGATGACAAAGATGGAGCATTTTTAACTGCAGTTGATGTATTTTTTGCAACTGTGGATGAAGAACATCCAGTAAGATGTCAAATCAGAACTGTAACCGGTGACGACAGACCTTCAAGGTTGGTATTGGCAGAAAAAGAATTGATGCCAAAAATTTCAAAAGATGGTGCAATTATTGATAATATATTAACTTCCAATGATGCTTCTGTCGCAACAAAATTCACCTTTGATGAACCAGTATATCTTGCACCTGGAACTGCATATGCGATTGTATTGGTTGCAGAAAAATCAGTAGATTATACTGTTTGGTTGGCAAATCAAGGTGATAAAATTGTAAATCCAGAAGCTTCTAGTGCAGCACTTACTGAAAACTTTAGTGTATCTGGCAATGAAGCTGTTGAACAGGCACAATATACAACTCAATATGCTTTGGGTGCATTCTTTAGATCACAAAATGGTGGTTTATGGACAGAAAATCAAAGACAGGATCTTACTTTTAGATTGTATAAGGCAAAATTCACTTCTCAAACAGGAAGTGTATTGTTCAATAATCCAGTTTTAGATGAAAGCAATGATTATGTTAAAAAACTCAATAATAATCCTGTCAGAACACTACCAAAAACAGGAAAAATTGGTATTGAAACATCCAGTACATTAACTTCAGAACTCGTTGCTGGAAGAAAAATCGCATCTCCAGATACCAATAAAACAGGAACGGCGATCATTACTGGAACAGGATCTGTTGCCTCATCAGTTTCTCCTGTTGAAGGATTAGGAGGTTCTGATTATGTTAATGATACTGAAGTTGAAACTTTCAATATTAGTGGAAAGGGAAGTGGATTGAAATTAAATATTACTCAAACTAATGGTGCTGTTACTAGTGCTTCTGTAGTAGCAAATAATGGTGGTGTTGGATATCAAATCGGTGATGTGGTTGGTATCGTAACAAGCACAGTTACTGGTGCTACTGGATCAGGAGCTCAGATATCTATTACTGGTGTCGGAAACAGAAATATGATTTTTGTTGAAAATATCCAAGGAGATACCGCATTCTCTCAAAGCACAGGTAACAATCTCTTCTATTATAATGATAGTGGAACTGCTACAGATTCATCTTTAAATGTATTCTCTGTATCTTTTGATGGTGGAGTAAATGACGGAAGTCATTTAAAAGTCAATCATTATAATCATGGTATGTATTCTTCAACTAATAAAGTTGAATTGAGTGGTGTCGAGGCAAATACTACTCCAACTACAATTACTGTTGATATTAATGATACCACAACTGGTTCAGTCAGTCTTGCTTCTACAACTGGATTTGATAAATTCGAGGGAATATTAGTTGATACAAACAATCCGGGATATGCAATTATTAATAGTGAAATTGTCAAATATACTTCTGTCGGATCAGGAAATATAACGATAGATACCAGCGGAAGAGGATTGGAAAATACAGTTGCTTCTAGTCACAATTCTGGAGATACGATCAAAAAATATGAATTAAACGGAGTCTCTCTGAGAAGAATAAACAATGTAACTCATACGGTTTCTTCTTTTGAAGCAGATAGTTATCATATTCAAATTGATAGATCTTCCACTTATGGCAAAAACAGAAGTGCAGATGTGACTAGCGCACCTACTTCACCTCAGGTATCATTTACTTCTGATGAATTTGCAGGAGGGAATGATGTGTTATCTTCAGAAAACATTTTGTATAATGCGGTTGTACCAACTTATGATTTAATTACTCCTGTTGGAGGAAATGATTCCATATTTACAGATGTATCTGCATCCATAAGAACAACAACTGCATCAAGCGTTGATGGAAATGAACCTTCATTTGTTGATAGTGGATATCAAGATGTTTCCTTAAACAGATATAATGCACTGAGAAGTGTTAGAATGGTTGCTTCAAAGGTAAATGAAGATGAATACATGACAGACTTGCCTAGAAATAAGTCTTTCACAACTAATCTAGTTTTATCATCTAATAGTGAAAATTTATCTCCAATGATTTATTTGAATGGTGGTTCTTCAACGGAATTCATTAGTAATAGATTAAATCAACCAATTGGTTTAGAAGATTATAGTTCAAATAAGTTAATTAGAACTATTGATGAAGATCCACATTCTTCAGTCTATATTTCTCAAGATATATTACTTACTCAACCATCAACATCATTAAAAGTAATCATAGCAGCATACCGTCATGAATCTTCAGATTTTAGAGTTGCTTATAAATTGATAAAAGAGGATTCAACATCCGTAGAACAAACTTTTGAATTATTCCCAGGATATAAGAATTTAAACAGTTCTGGAGTTGTTATTGATTCTACAAAAAATGATGGAAGACCTGATTCTTTTGTTCCACCAAATGCTAACGGAGAATACAGTGAATATACATTCAGTGCAGAAAATCTAGATGAATTTGTCGGATATTCTATAAAAATAATGATGTCCGGATCAAATCAAGCATATTATCCTAAGATTACAGATTTGAGAGCAATTGCATTAGCATAAAATGATTAGAGTAGAAGGTCACACAAATTTATATCGTGATGAAAAGACAGGTGCCATAGTTAATATGGATACTGTTGGATATCAAAATTATTTAAGATCTTCCAAAATTGCCAAAGAAAAGAAAAAAGAACTTGATGATATGAAAAAAGATATTGAAGATATCAAGGGTGCTCTAAAGGAGATATTGAATAGACTTACATAAATACATCCCTAAATACTAATTAGATAACAATATATTGAAGTAAATGGCTGCTGTATATGTTAGTAATATTGTAATTAACCAAGGAGCTGATTTTTCTCAAGTTTTTAACCTAGCGGATTCTTCAAATGACAGTGTTGATTTAACGAATTATGCTCTCACGGCACAGATGAGGAAACACGCTGGTAGCAGCGTAAGTCATAATCTTAATCCAACAGTGGTGCAGCCACCGACAAGTGGTGGAGTTAGAATAACTCTGACTGATGTTCAAACAGCTGCATTAAAACCTGGTAGATATGTTTATGATGTTTTGATTGCAGATGACAATGGATCTGGGACTAAAACAAGAGTTGTTGAAGGTTCTGCAATCGTCAGGGAGGGAGTAACCAGATAATGGCAGATATAAAAGTTCGTATTGGACAATCAGATGCTATTAAGGTAACCTCTACTGGTCTCCAGAGAGGTGATATTGCATTTAGTGTTAGTGGTGGTACTGCTAATGTAACTAAATTAGATGTTTCTGGTCAGAGTAACTTAAATAACTTAAATTTAAGTGGCATAGCAACTTTTAAACCAGACATCTTTGGTGCAACTGGAATTATTATTGATGGATCAAATGAAAAGATAGAAGTTGGAACTGGAGTAACAATAACTTCAAATTCTATATTACTTGATGGTTTAGCAACTTTTGATTCATTAATTGTTACTGGAATATCGACACTCAATTCTAGTGGTGGAATTACTACCACTGGAGGTGATTTATTTGTAGGTAGTGATTTATTCGTAAAGGATAATTTAAAAGTAGAAGGAACATCAGAACTTATTGGTGTCACTACTTTAAGAGGGGGAACAATAACTCTCGGTGATGCTGATACTGATAATATTAGTATTGGTGCCGAATTCGCATCTAGTTTAATTCCAGACACAACTAATTTATATACACTGGGATCTTCATCTAAAAGATGGGCAGAACTTAATGTTAGAAATTTAATTGTTTATGGGACTAGTACATTACAAGATAATTTAACATTATCTGGTGGGTCCAATCTAACAGTAACCGGAACATCTTTATTATCTGGAATAACAACTTTTTCAAATCAAACAGATAATACTCTTGGAGATGTAAATACGGGTGGTGTTCAACTTGATGGTGGATTAGGTGTTGCTAAAAATGTAACTGTAGGTGGTGGATTATCTGTAACGGGTAATTCATTTTTTATTGGTGAAGTTACATTTTCTTCTGGAACTAATGGAACTATTAGTATTGGTGACAGCATTGGAGATAATGTTGTATTCAACGCTGATGTAAATTCTAGTTTTATACCAAACATAAATGACACATATGATTTAGGATCAAGTTCTCAAAAATGGAAAAATTTATTCTTATCAGCTAATGCTGGAATAGGAAGTTTACATGTTGCTGGAGTGTCTACATATGTTGGAGTGGCAACTTTCCAGAATAACGTATTTGTTGATGGAACATTAACTGCCGGACTCATAGATGGAGGTTCATTCTGATGGCAAAACCAAGTACCAGACAAGAATTAATTGATTATTCTCTTAGGAGACTTGGTGCTCCAGTATTAGAAATTAATGTAGATGATGATCAAATCGATGATTTGGTAGATGATGCCATACAATTTTACAATGAAAGACACTTTGATGGTGTCGAAAGAATGTATCTCAAATACAAGATTACTCAAGAAGATATTGACAGAGGGAAAGCAGGTGGTGCTGGTGGAGTTGGCATAGCGACTACTTCTGCTACTTCCACAATCGTAGGTACAGCAACTACTTTTAATTTTTACGAGAATTCCAATTATCTTCAAGTTCCAGATTCTGTAGTAGGTGTTGAAAAGATATTTAAATTTGATACTAGTTCTATTTCTGGTGGAATGTTTAGTATCAAATATCAGTTGTTTTTAAATGACTTATACTATTTCAATTCTGTTGAATTATTGCAATATTCTATGACTAAAACATATCTTGAAGATATTGATTTTCTTTTAACCACAGATAAGCAAATTAGATTCAACAAAAGACAAGATAGATTATATTTGGATTTTGATTGGAGTGCCCAGACAAAAGATACATATTTGGTAATTGATTGCTATAGAGCACTTGATCCAGCAAACTTCAATCAAGTCTATAATGATAGTTTTGTGAAACAATATCTTACAGCACTTATCAAAAGGCAGTGGGGTCAAAACTTAATTAAATTTAGAGGTGTTAAACTTCCAGGAGGAATTGAATTAAACGGTAGAGAAATTTATGAAGACGCTGAAAGAGAGATAGATAATCTTAGATCTAGAATGATGCAAGATTATGAATTACCACCTTACGATTTTATTGGATAATGGCACTTAATCCCTTCTTCTTACAAGGTTCACAAAGTGAACAAAGGTTGATTCAAGAATTAATAAATGAGCAACTTACAATTTATGGCGTCGAAGTCATTTATTTACCTCGTAAGATAATAAATCAAGATACAGTTTTAAATGAAATACAATCATCAAAATTTGATGATAATTTTGCTATTGAGGCATATGTAAACACCTATGAAGGATATGGTGGTGCCGGAGATATTATGACAAAATTTGGGATGAGTTTGAAAGATGAACTTACCGTAACTATTTCAAAAGAAAGGTATGAAGATTTTATTGCTCCATTTTTGGGAGAGTTGGATACAAGTAATGATGATGAAATTAATGTTGCTGGTAGACCAAGAGAAGGTGATTTAATATATTTTCCATTAGGTAGAAGACTATTTGAAGTAAAGTTTGTAGAGCACGAACAACCTTTTTATCAATTAGGAAAAAATTATGTTTATCAATTAAAGTGTGAACTCTTCGAGTATTCTGATGAACTTGGTGGATGGGATCAACTTAGCACTACTACAGATGAAATTGATAGTGTTCTTGAAGATCAAGGATACATTACTTCTATAGTAATGATTGGATCAGGAACAACTGCACAAACTATCGCACACACAGGAACGGGATATATAAGAAAAATATTCTTAAATGATGATGGATATGGATATACATCCACTCCAACCGTTTCTATTTCAACTTCTCCAAATGGAAGTCCTTTAGCTAATGCAACAGCTGTTGCGATTACAACCACGTCAGGTAATATTAAATCAGTAAAAGAAATCTTATTGACAAATGCAGGATTTGGTTACACTGAGGCACCTACCATATCAATCGTAGGTGGTGGTGGAACTAATGCCATGGCAACTTGTTCTGTCGAAACCACAGAATTTGGCATCATCAGATTTACTATCTCAGAAAAAGGTTCAGGATATCCAATTGCACCAGTAGTTACTATAGGTACACCAACGGGTCCTGGAGCGGCAGCAACATCAACTGTTGGTTCTGGTGGAACCATTACAGGATTCACTTTATCGACCGGTGGAAAGTTTTATGGAACTTCTCCTACTGTAACGATTGCAAATCCTCCAACAAGAACAGGTGTCGTAAGTACATTACAAGCAACTGACGTTGGTGGAACTCCAACTCTCCCCATAGGATCTGGATATTCTAATGGAACATTTGAAACTTCCGGTGGAACTGGAACTGGATTAAAAGTAGGAGTTAGTGTCAATACCGGAACTACCACGATTGGAGAGAATCCAACAATTATATACAGTGGACATGGATATTCTGCAAATGATATTGTTCAAATTGTTGGTGGCAATAATGATGCTTATATTAAGGTTACTGCAGTTACAACAGGAATTGGTTCTACCGCAACAGCAAATTCTGTCTTAACTAATGGTGTTGTTACTGGATTTACGATTACAAATCCTGGTAGCGGATATACCACACCACCAACAGTAAGTATTGCAAATACTTCTGGTGATAAAGATTATTCACCTACTGGTCTAACAACAGCAATTGCTAGAGCAAATGTTTCTACTGCAAATACAGTATCTTCGATTCACATTGTAAATCCTGGACTCGGTTACACTCCTGCACAACCGGTAACGATAGCAGATCCACCAACTACAGGAATTGGAACATTTACATTCAATGAACTTGTTACAGGTTCTATTTCTGGTGCAAAAGCTAGAGTTAAGACATGGAATAAAACTGATAAAATTCTTAAAGTCGGAACAACTAACGGAACATTTGTTCCTGGAGATGTTATTGTAGGTTCTGCATCATCGGCAAAATATTCTGTTGATTTTATTCAATCCGCAGAATTTTCTGATAAATATGATAAAGGTGATGAAATAGAAACATCAGCAGACACTTTTCTGGACTTCACAGAATCTAATCCATTTGGTACATATTAATGTTAGGAACTTATTACTATCATGAAATAATGAGGAAAACAATCGTTGCCTTTGGCACGTTGTTTAACCAAATTTATATTCGTCATGATGATTCATCAGGAAATACATATAGTGATTTAAAAGTTCCTCTTGCATATGGACCATCTCAGAAATTTCTTGCCAGATTAGAGCAACAGGAAGATTTGAATAAACCAGTTCAAATAACTCTTCCTAGAATGTCATTTGAAATGAACAATATTCAATATGACTCCACAAGAAAAGTTGGAATAACACAGACATTTAAGGCGGTAGATAAAAATAATTCTAATGTAAAAAAAGTTTTTATGCCCGTTCCATATAATGTCGGGTTTGAACTTAATATTCTTACAAAATTAAATGATGATGCTCTTCAAATTGTTGAGCAGATACTTCCATATTTTCAACCATCTTTTAATGTCACAATAGATTTAGTCAGTTCCATCGGAGAAAAAAGAGATGTTCCGATTGTTTTAGATAGTATATCCTTTCAAGACGACTACGAAGGAGATTTTTCGACAAGAAGGGCATTAATTTATACTCTTAGATTTACAGCAAAAACATATCTGTTTGGTCCTGTTGCTGATAGTTCTGATGGTCTCATCAAAAAAGTACAAGTTGATTATCATGCAGATACTAATACACAAACTGCAAAACGTGAAATGAGGTATACAGCAACACCTAAGGCATTGACAGATCAAAATAATGATGGTGTCATCAATGCAGCAGATGATGCTTTACTTGGACCTGATGATGATTTTGGATTTAACGAAACAACCACATTCTTCTCAGATTCTAAGAGTTATAGTCCGACACAACAAAAAGATATTTGATAAATTATGACTGATAATGATATGAATGAAATTATACCGGTAGAATCGACTTCTGGTGAAATTATCCCAGAAAATCAAGATATTCAAAAAGATTATGAATATACTAGAGCAAATCTATATTCATTAATCGAAAAAGGACAAGAAGCTATCAATGGTATTATGGAACTTGCCGGTGAAGGGGGAAGTCCTAGAGCATATGAAGTTGCCGGTCAACTTATTAAAAGTGTTGCAGACACTACGGATAAATTAGCAGATCTTCAAAAGAAAATAAAAGATCTTGAAGAAGATAGTAAAAAGACCACAAATAATGTTACCAATAATGCCGTTTTTGTCGGATCCACATCAGAACTTCAAAAAATGTTGAAGCAAGGTTTTCTAAATAATAGTAAGGATTCAAAATAAACATGTCCAAGTGTAAATCGGGTTACTATTATTGTTACACTGATAAAAAGTGCAAACCCATTTCAAAGGGGATGAAAGTGACCGCTAGATTTTCTGGCAGTGGAACAGAACCGCAAGAAGTTGGTATTGATAAACCATTAAATGGAAATCAAAAGAATGGCAATGGAAATGGGAATGGGGGCACTAATGGTGGAGTTAGTGAAGGAACACTCCATAAGTGGTTTAAAGGATCCAAATCAAAAGATGGTAAAGGTGGTTGGGTTAATGTCGTCACAGGTGGGACTTGCGCCAGTGATGAACCGGGAGAGGGAACACCAAAATGTGTCTCTTCGGCAAAACGAGCAAGCATGAGTAAAGCAGAAAGACTTTCTGCCCAGAGAAGAAAGAAAAAAGCAGATCCAGGTCAGCAACAAAAATCTGGTGCCGCAAAACCAACATATGTCTCTACAGATCCCAAAAAGAAAATGAAAAAAGAAGAAGTTGAAGTAACAGAAGCAAAAGACAAAAAGGGTAAAGGTAGTGGTACAAAAGATGCCTGCTATCATAAGGTAAAGTCTAGATATAGTGTCTGGCCTTCTGCATATGCCTCAGGTGCCCTTGTAAAGTGCCGCAAAGTCGGTGCTGCTAATTGGGGTAATAAGTCTGAGTCTGTGGACTATTCTAACTGGAGAGACGATTTTAAAGCAATGAATTACGAGTTCATTGATCTTATTAAACCAGATCCACTCAAAGGTGAAAATCTTGAGGAGAAAAAAGCACAAAAGTGTTGGCCAGGATATGAAAAGAAAGGAACCAAAAAGATGTTTGGTAAGACCTACAACAACTGCGTGAAGAAAGAAGAAACTGAAATTGCTGAGAAGAAAGATCCTTGCTGGGACACTCATAAGCAAGTGGGTATGAAGAAAAAGAATGGTAGAATGGTTCCCAATTGTGTTCCTAAAGAAGAATTTTCTGACTGGAGATCCGAATTAGAAGAGGGGGCTGCCTGGACAAAAAAGTCCGGTAAGAACCCTTCAGGAGGATTAAATGAGAAGGGTCGTAAGTCTTATGAAAGAGAAAATCCTGGTTCAGATTTAAAAGCACCATCTAAGAAAGTTGGTAATAAAAGGAGAGCATCATTCTGTGCAAGAATGAAAGGTATGAAGAAAAAACTCACATCAGCAAAAACTGCGAATGATCCAGATAGCAGAATCAATAAGTCATTGAGGGCTTGGAACTGCTGAGGTTAGTGTATGAGTGAAGTATATCTTGGTAATCCTAATCTAAAAAAAGCAAATACATCGATTGAATTTACAGAAGAGAATATTATTGAATTTCTCAAATGTAAAGAAGATCCCGTATATTTTGCCAATAATTATATTAAAATAGTCTCTTTGGATGAAGGACTGACTCAGTTTCATCCATACGACTTTCAAGAAAAACTAATTAATAATTTTCATAATAACAGATTTAATATCTGTAAGATGCCACGACAAACTGGTAAATCCACTACAGTCGTATCTTATCTTTTGCATTATGCTGTATTCAATGACAGTGTAAACATTGGCATTCTGGCAAACAAAGCAGCAACTGCTAGAGAACTTCTCAGTAGGTTACAAACTGC